GTTGGGCTGGTAACGGGTCTTGACTAAGCGCATATAACGGGTCTTGGTCTCGTCTTCAAAGAGAACTCCGGTCAGGGTTGCATCGCCTGTGAATGCAGAAGCGCCACGGGCAGTGGCATCTGAGTCGGCCTTGCTGATGGTCTTGTTGGTGTGTGTGATGATGCAGACTGGCGTGTCCAGTTGGATGTAGATGGTCTGCTTTAAGGCTGCAATATATGCACCCACCTCGCTATTATCATTCTCATTATCAATATCCATTGTGGCATTGGCCGTGTCTAAAACTAATAATGGCCTGACATTATCAATCGTGTGATTTATTACATTATGCGCAAGCATCAGTAAATCTTTCACATTAGATCGCTTGGCATCGATGATGACAAACCATTGGGATAATGCTTTTGAATCAATCCCATAATGCCTTGCATATCCAGTCAGAGTTCTTTCGACTTGGTCCGAGTCTTCTGTGACGATGATTGTTTTGCGTTTCTTAGTGGCAGTGAGTTCGCAGTCTTTGGCCTGTATGCCTGCCATTACCATGCACAGACTGATGACCGCGGTGGTCTTGCCGATGCCAGGCTGACCGGCCAGCACCATGAAACTATGCGCCCAAAAGCCCTTGACCATGTAGCGGATGGGTTTGATCTGGCCAATGGTCAGATGGCGCTCTGGCCAGCCTTTGGGTGCTTGCTGGTCCAGTGCAGGCATGGTCACAGACTGGATCACCGCTGCAAAGTCTTCCACCGCTGACTTTCGCTCGGTCTGCTTGGTTGGGGCTTCCCACCCACAGTCCTTGGCGTGTTTGTAGAGTGTCCCAAGCCCCACACCTTTGCCTTGGTGAAAGCTCTTCCAGTGGGTCTCAATGTCTTTTGTCCCTGCAAACTTGTTGCCGGCCATAGACCACTGCATCCATGGGCCGAGGCCGTTTTCACCAAATTCGGTGTGCAGCGCTTGGCCCAGTTCAATCCACTGGTCATAGTCGCAGTCTGGGCTGATATGGTGCAAAGCCTTGATGGCACGATCAAGGTCGCTGTCTTCAAGCCTTGAGCCTAATTGGGTGAAGTCAAAGGACTGGCTGGGTGGTGCAGGCTTTGGCTCTTGGAGCTGGTGCTGCTCGATGATGCCCCAGTCTTGGAGCAAGGCATAAAGGTCCACGGCCTCTTGGAATTCACCAACCACGGCATTGCCACTGAGTAGCACTGACTTGCCGGCACTGTTTGGGAGACCAAATACTTCGAGTTCTTGGCCACCGCCAAGTTTGTACTTGGGCAGCACTTGGTCAGCTTCTTTGGGTGGTGAGACCCATAAGAAGACATGACGGCCACGGCCTGAGACAGAAACCTCGGTCAGCATCTTGTGCTGCTTGACGTACTTGGCCATGCGCTGAATGGCCACATTGGTCGGGCCCGAGGCGTGCTTCATATCGACATCGAGGCAAACCAAATAGTTCCCTGATGCGCTGATGATGGGGCGCTGCTGGACTAGGCCAAGGTATTGGCCATGTGGGGCTTGCTCCATGGCCCAGATGTCTTCAGCGTTGTAGAGATCGCTTGGGTCTGTATCCCGTGCCACACCTTGGCCGCTTCGCTTGTATGGGATTTTTTTAGACCCTTGCAGGGCAAAGGTACAAAACACGGCATCAGGGGCGACAGCGCCAATCTTGCAGGCCACTTGCTGGGACTGGCTGAATGTATCTGGCAGGGGTGTTTCAGTTATAGTTGACACTGAAATTCCTTTAGGTTGGGGTTTCATTTGTAGGTTGCCATTTGACCTGACAGTGTTAACGCGCTGTCAGGTCTTTTCTTTGGGCAGGGATTGGATTCTATTCTTTCGCCTTGACCAGGCTGGGTGCAGCCACCTTCTCACCGACTAGGTCTTCGGAAACCTCGACACCAAGTTTTAAGACAGCACTGGGGCTTTTCAGTTCCCATGCGATCAGCATATCTTTGAATGCTTCTTGGACTAGGGCCTCATCCTTCCAAAATTTGGTCTTGCGACCTATGCGCATGGTCCAGCCTTGTATTGATTTGCCATTAGCCAACTGCTCTTTGGCAGCAGACTGCACTGCATCGGCCCATGCGGTCACCAGAGCCGCGTTGTCCAGCATCTCTGGGGTAACAGTGGTGTCAGGCTTGAAATCGCTTCTAGCGGTCTCTTGGACCTTCTCGCGCATGGATGGGCAAATGGTCTTGGCCTTGCAGTACCGGCAGGCATCGGGAGAGGGGCTTGTGGGTGCATCGCCTGAGAGCGCCAGCTCGGCAGCTTCAACCAAGCGCTCACCATGCAAATTCAAGCGGTTGCCAGACACTGTCCACTTGCTGTGGCCAACACGGGGCTGATAGATGTGCATGGTGCACTCGATGGTGTTTGGCGCTTTGAGCTGTCGCATTGCACCAAGGGCATAGGTCAGCAGCTGCTTGTTGTCGGTGGCATCCACGGCCACACGGCCAGTCTTCAGATCAATGACATGAAGATGGTTGCCATCGACCAGGACTGCATCAGCCGTGCCACCAAGCGCTGGGTGCAGAGACTTCAGACCTTCATCCAGATTGACTTCGATGAGCTTCTTTCTGGGGTTTTCCACCAGCGTATTGACAAAGTCGGCATAGCCTTGGGCCATGGCCACATGGTCCGGATCAGTGCCGACTGGGACTTCTTTGCCAGACAGAATGATCTCTGACAGCTCATGGATGGCTGTGCCAATGGCAGCGGCCTCGCCTGCTGGCTCATAGGGCATGAGGGATTCGAGCCGGTATGAGCCTGGGCATTGCATGAATCGGTCTGTGCGTGATGCAGAGAGTCGGGCGTGTTTGCGGGTTTCGTGTTGCATGGTTTTCTCCTGGTTAAAAAAGACTTTTTTGTACGGGTTGATTGGCGATCTTGTTCTGGAATTTCACTGCTTCTTGCCAATCGTTAGGGTTTTTTTTTCCATACGGGCCGCGAATGACCAGGCCATGGAGTCTGCTGAATATAGGTTGTCTCTGACTTCTTCCCACATCAACGATGTTGTTTTGATGCCAAAGCCATGAAGCTGTAAATCTGGCCGTTCTTTTTTAATGGCCTTCAGCACTTGGACAATGGAGCTTGGACTGGCGTTGCGCTTGCAGACGCTGCCCACGCCAACATAAGCGCCTTCTTTGAGTCTGTCGCCATACATTCGCACATGGTCCACGTAGCTCTGTGGTGTGTAGCCTTGAAGCACTGGCAAGATGTAAACACCAGTGTCTTCTGCGATCAGTTGGTCATAGCGCTCAATGGTCAGGAATTGATGCTGGCGTACATTCATGCCTGTTTTTGCAAGCATATGATCCTCACACATATAGTCCTGAGAGACAGCAGCCACCAGATGGCCATTGGTCTTCCATCTTTTGATTTGGTCTGCATAGGCTTTAACTGGCTCTGGATAGCAGCCGTATTTGGCAATGGTCGTAAATGCACCAGAGTCCATGATCCACTCATTGACTGGAAAGCCAGACTTTCGGTTAGCTAGACGATTGACGCTGATAAATGCTCGGTCTAATTTGTCTGCTTTGCTTGGCATATGCATCCCTACATAGAATTTCATGGCTGCACCTCAAATAATCTGACTGACCACATTGAGCTTCTTTAGCACCTTGGCCAAGACTGTATGGTCCAAGCTGGCCTTGATGGTCAGAATGTAGATGACGGGTGGGATGCCTGATTTGTTGATATTTTCAACGCGGCTTGAGGCTTGCTCTAGGGCTGATGTGGACCAAGTGCATTCAACAAAGACAATTGTGTCGGCAGCGGATAGGTCCACACCTTCGGACATGGCGGCAATGTTGCCAATGATGAGCTTGGTCTGACCAGACTGGAAATCTGCAATGGCCTTGTCGCGCTTGGCCCGTGATGTATCACCCACCACGATGACTGGCTTGTGGGTTTTGAGTTCATCTTGCAGCGCTTGGACCACATCCTTGTGGTGCGCAAAGACCACCACCGGCTCGTTAGCCTGCAATAAGTCATCGATGAATTCACTGGCGGCCTTGACCTTGCGCATTCCGGCCTCGCGCATGATCTCGGCCAGACCCTCAAAGGCCAGCAAGGCATTGGGGTTTGCCATCAAGGCATCGGCATCAAAACTTTGCTCACGTTTGTCGTTGGCCAGATCAAAGGTGATCAGGCTGACTTGTGGCTCTTTGTAGTCTTTGAAGATGTTTTCTTTTTTGCGTCTCAGGACATGGGGCAGCATGAGCGCCTTGAGTTCTGGCAGATTTGACGCGCCACTGGCATCCATGCCCCATGGTGCTGAAAAAAGTCGGGCATATCTGGCCGCAAAGTCGTACCAGCCACCTCTGTAAATGCCAAGGCCGTGCAGTATGGGCCACAGCTCAATGGGCCGATTTGGGATGGGCGTGCCAGAAAGTGCATACACATGGTCCACTTTCTTCATGGCCAGCATGGCCGCCTTGGTCCTTTGCGCTTTTGGATTCTTAATCCTGTGGCACTCATCCAAAACTAGCGTGTTATATCTGTCCACATTCGTTTGTGCGTATTGCAAAACATCATAGTTAATGATGGTCACATCGGCACTGTTTACCTCTGATGCCTCGCGTTTTCCATTGACCACATTCACTGAGACGTTTGGCGCCAGCCTAGCAAAGGCAGACTCCCAGACTGTCTTGGCAATGGCTGGGCAGACGATGAGGGCCGGTAGGTTTTCAAGTGCAGCAGCTGCTGTGGGTAGCGTCTTACCAACCCGTGGCTGGTCGGCCAGTATGGCCCTGCGCCTTGACAGCAAGAAGAGCTTGGCCTCTTGCTGATGGGGGAATAGTTGCATTTCGGTTTCCTCGTTTTAACTTGTCAGCATCATATCTGATTTGTGCTAAAGTGCAATTTCTGTTTAATCGCAGAAACGTAGTAAACCATTAACCCTGTAAACCCTTAAAAGGAAAAAACCATGACTAGAGTTGTAACCGGCAGAGTTCGCTTTTCTTATTTCTCAGCATTGACTGCTCGTAAGAATGAGATGAACGGCAAAGAAGAGTTCTCAACGCAAGTGCTTGTCCCCAAGACAGACCTTGACACTGTGAACCAATTGAAAGCGGCAGCCAAGGCCGCATTGACCGCCAAGTTCGGGGACAAGATTCCTAAGACTGTGCGCAATCCCTTGCGTGATGGAGACACTGAAGTCAAATCTGATGGATCACCACTTGGCCCAGAGTACGCTGGCCATTACTTTTTCAACACCAAAAGCACCAATAAGCCTGGTGCAGTGGATGCCCATGGCCATGACATTCTTGGATCACAAGATATTGTCTCTGGCGACTATGGCAGGGTGAGTCTCAATGCCTATGCCTATGACCAGGCAGGCAATAAGGGCGTGTCGTATGGTTTGAACAACATCATGCTTTTGTCTAAGGGTGACTCGCTGGGTGGTGCAAAGCCATCAGCGGCCAGTGACTTTGGCGTGGTGGCAGGTAAGAGCGCGCCAGCTGCTGCCGAGTCAGTCGATAGCGACTGGTGATTTGTCGATCAGTTTCTCAAGCGCCAAGTGCAATTGATTGACTGATGTCCACAATGGCTCAACAGTCCCAGACAGCCACCGGCTCACTTGGGACTGCTGGATGCCAGCCTCATTGCACACCGCAGACATGGTGATCTTGTGAGCCTTGGCCTTTGCCTTGATATCGTGAATTGATTGCATGGTCGCATTCTAATTGCGGTATATGTAAAAAAACAACATGGACAAAATAGTTCTTGCAACATAATTTAATTGTGTCTTAGAATGTTACTACTGTTCAACTTAAACGAAAGAAACCGATGAAACCCTCAACCGAAACCCTCTTGGATTATTTGACCGCCTTGGCCATTGGCGTTGGCTTGGCTGCACTCTTGGTGGCATGGTGGTCAGCATGAACTACCCAGCCACCCCTGCCTGCCCAAAAGACTTGTTCCAGTTTGATTGCTGGATTGAAGATGTCTGCTTGACTTGCTTCTTGGAATACAGCCCAGAAGAGAAAGGCTACAGAGACTCTTATGGTGCGCCCTATGAGCCTGATATTGAAGAGTGCATGACCCTCAATAACGCATACATCGCTGGCACTGATGTGGACATTGCCCACATGATCTTGCAGTCCATGGTGGACCACATTGAAGTGTCTGCGCTGGAGAAGTTTAAGGATGGTGATGAATGAGCTGGCTCTTTTCGCAGGCGCTGGTGGAGGAATACTCGGAGGGCATCTCCTTGGATGGCGCACAGTCTGCGCAGTCGAGTGGGAAG